GCACCAAAGTATGCTGGCAACGCGCCGCCCAGAACATCACCAATGCCGGGCGCACGCCCCTGCTGGGTGTTGGACGACTTAAGGAACGACAACCCAAGGTTGCGTATGTTGTCGCTACTAAGGTTAGCCTGTTGCTCTGGCGTTAGATTCGCCGCAGCTGGATCGCCCTGATACCCAAAAAGCCTTTCAAGAATACCCATCGCTCGCCCCTTAATAGTTTAACGTCTGGAATAACTGGCCACCAGATGATCCTGTTGCCACTTGGCCTGCGCCCCCAGCTACCGTGCCCATTCCTGATACAGATGGATTTAAAAAACCGCTAGCTGGGTTGCCGAACAAGCTAGAAACCGTTAACGCGGTGCCAAGGATATTGCCAAACATGTTGCTACCGCCACCACCGCTGCTGGATGTTGATGTGCTACTGTTAAACCCACGTAGGTAGTTCTGATACTGCTGTAAGGCCTTTGCCCTGTAGTCCTGCGGGAATGTGCCAAGAGCCACCCTGTCTTGAGCAAGTTTGTTCTGTAAGTCAGTAACAAGGCTGCCGCCACGGATGAGGTCTTGGTTTAGTCCGCTTTGCGCCTGATTAAACTGCGGAACCTGACCAAGTGCTTGCATCATGCGCGCGCGTTCGTCTTGGTAATTCTTATACGCCAGTTGGGAAATCTGACCACCAACTGCATCGGCCGCTGACCGCGCTTGATACGCGCTGCCACCGCCTACACCCTGTGCGGCATAACGAGCATCGATCTGCGGCAAGGTGTTCTGACGAATGCGGTCGGATACCTCTTGGAAATAAGGGTTATCAGCGTTCAGATATTCACCAGATACCGTCCTTTGCAGCTGATCACGCGCGGCAGCGGTTAACGGGTTGTTAAGAGCGTTCTCACGCATGTTGGCAACAGCCGCCAAAATGTCTGGCGAGATACCAGCGTTGTTGTTCGCGATAAGCTGGTCATACCCCTGCTGGACTAGGGCTGGCAGGCGGCTTGAGCTACTAACAGATGGCTGTGCTGATTGCTGACGGCCATAGGCGTAACGAGACATTGCGAAAGGGCTATATGGATCGCTCGCTCCGATGAATACCCGCTTCCCGCTAGAGTCTGAATAATTCCTAGGGTCAGCAGCACTTTTCTGCTGCCCCTGCAGTGCAAAAATCTCATTAAGCTGCTGTTGGTTGGGTGCTCTCCCACTTGCCCTAATCTGATTGTTTATCTCCGTAATGCGGTTTTGCGCATCCATATATGGGTTACTAGATACCTGCGGCATGAATGCATTATACCCACCGCCCATCCCAGCAATCACTGGGTCGTTCTGAAAGTAAGAATTGTACAGATCACGCGCCTGAGCAAACGTGTCATTGATGTACGGTCTCGCTGGTTCGTATGGTCCAGATTCTTGAGTTTGCGTTTGTCCGCCGCCGCCACCTTTACCCATAATCTAGCCCTCGTAAATTGTTCCAACGGGTTTAACACCAAGTGACGCTAATACTCTTCTCCAGCCATCCCTGCCATACATAATGATCTTACGGCATCCAACGTCCTCTGACCATTGTTTTAATTTGGAAAACACGTGCTGACAGATCGCCAAATCTTCACCAGCTGTGTACTCCAACAAACAAACCATCCCATAATTATCGAACGACTTTATCTTTGTTGTGACCACCAGTTTAATATTGTCAGGGCTACCATAAACCCAAACCTGTGACTCCCCATCTAAGGACTGCCGCAGTATATCGTCCGTTGTATCGCTCTGAACCGCAGACTCTAAGATGGCTCGCTGGATAAATGGCGCGATTCTGCCCCAGCTGGCCTCTAAGTGTTCTGGCGGAACCATCCCGAATGGTGCGCTATCCAATGACGACATAATCAAACTTTCTGTCGGTTGTTGTTTTGTGCTGATGTGTAACAATAAAACTCCCTTGGAATTTGTTGCCCTCTTGAATATATGTGCTGCCAATATCGGCCGCAGCGTTAGCCGTTAGTGGGGCTATATAAATATGCGACTCAATAGATACTCTTGGATCGTTTATCGTTGTGCTGCTTTCGTGAGGCGTCAAAGTGAACTCACCACGGTTGTTCGTCTTCCCCCTAAGAACCGCGTTAATCGTCTTTATAGCCTTGGTTGACCATAGCTTTAGCGACGTGACGCCGTCACCATCTTGTGCAACCTCAGGAGCTGGTTGTGTTACCGTAAGCGTTTTCGTCATCTCAACCCCGATGGTCTGTATTCTAAATCAATAAGCCCTTGTAGTTTTGTCCAAGTTGCGTTGGCCGCAACATCAACCCTTGCCCGATGGTATCTACCGTCCGCACGAAACGGAAAATGGTTGCGCGCAGACGGTGTGACCATTGTTGTGAACACAGACGTGGCACCTTGGTTATCCCTTGTGCCGACACTAACCGTCATAGATGATTGTGGCATCACATCACAGCTGACCTTAAGCCCCTTAAGTGTCGTTCGTCTGTTGGGTGTGATCTGCACCTCAGCACCGATAATGGTTGCTGCTAATGGTGATGACCCACGGTAGCACAAAAGGTTAGAGCTATTGAACCCGCCAAGTCGATACGCCCCGCCCGCATAGATGGCCGAATCAAGGCTTACCGCGCCAAGTGTGTCCAATGGTAGAGGAATATCGTCAATACTGGTGTCACGTGTCAGTGTTGAAAAAATGGCATCAACAGCAACATCCCCCTGAGAAAATCTATTCTCATTCATGTAGTAGATGATCGCCTTGTCCGGCGTGCCAGACGATAACAGGCTTGGGTAAACCCAAACCACCAAACGGTTAAGCACATCGATAGCGGCGTACACCCGCTCAGGATAAGAACGGTTGATATTGTCATTAAAGTATTTGTTAACCTTACCGGAACCTATTGTCTCGACGGTTTGTCCGTTTGACCTGCAAAACCCATCTTGTGAGATAAAATAAACCACGTCTGCGTATTGCGCTGATCCATTAGGGTAGGACGACCCTTGTGTCGATTCAAATTTCTGAAAAGCAAAAGGGATTGCAACATCACCGGTAAAATCAGCCCGCCATACGGCCTTTTCCTGTAGGACTGTTAAGTACGAACCGTGGTGCAACCCCATGACGACACCACCATCGCCTAACAAATCATTGTTGTCGCTAAGCCCCACGCCGGGCGTGTATGTCGCTGCGCGTATCTGGCTCCATGCTACCCGCTCTGGCCTTAAGCCATCGAACGAATCGTTAATATTGCCAAGGAACACAAAATCCTTCGATGCCGTGATAAATTTTGCCCTAGGAAAAGTCGCTGAGTCCGTGAAGTTGGTCGATGACGACAATGTAAACTGTTGGGGCTTATCAGCAAAGTTTGTGCCAAAAACCACATCGCCAAATTTTGCAAACTTCCAATAGTCTGTTTCCTGTCCTGTATAAGCACCACCAACCAATCGGCTCACATCGCTAAACGCGCCAGTTGTGGCTAAGGATAGTTTTGTCCGCCCACCTGCGATGGTTGAGACCGTTCCATTATTAGCCCTAGCTGTGATTGCGCCCTGACAACGCTCAGTGGTCGCATAAGCGTTGATAGGCGTGAACGCATACCACGGCGCGTAGTTGCCACCAGCTGTTGGCACAACATTGTTCACATAGATCGCACCAGTATTCTCAAGCGGTGGTAAATCAGGTAGCCACTCTCCGAAACCTAAAACAGCCATTAGAACCTCGGCGAAATGCGACCTGATGATATTTGTCTGGTTGTTGAAACCTTTAGATTATTATACGCCTCACGCTCAGCCGCATCCATACTGGCCGCCTGCTCCATATCAAGGATCACATGCTGGTATAAAGTCTTTTTAGCCCTAGAGCGGATCAGCTCCTCACCTTGGTTCGTCCAAAAGTTGCTATCTGTTCCAGCCGATAATGGCGTTAGATTTTTATAAAACCCAACCGTGATCGTATAAACCCTATCTGGAATAGGATGTAACCCAAAAGCCTCACCATACACCGCGTACAAATCTGGGCGACTCCGGTTGACCGTGAAGCTCTGCCTTAGGTTTTCAAGCTCAATAGGGGGTATTTTATCTAACCGGTGATAAGCCGTGCCATCTTGTAACGTTAAAAATATCTCATGGTCGATCAAACCACTACTGCCACCACCGATGGCAGCGATCGAGTAGTACTGCGTGCCAGCCACCGTGTTGAATGTAACAGGGGTAAGCGGGTTGTTGAATAGCGGGGAAAACTTCTCCCCGCTATAATACAAAACTGCCGAAGCAATGTTTTGGATGATCTCATTGCTCAAATCAGAACGAGCAATTTCGTTCGCAATCCTAGCTTTGAGATCATCATAGTTTGCCATGATTAACGAGGCACAATAAAGTTAACGTTAATCAAAGCCCGACCAGTTGTTGCCGCTGTACCGGTTTGCGTGTACTTCACGTAAACTGGCAAATCGGCAGTAGGGATGGCCACGCCGGGGGTGTTATTCACATAATCACCGGGCGTCGCCTCCGTAATAGCCGCAGCGTTTAACAGGTTGTCAGCAACACCAAGGTTTGTTCCTACCGTCAACACGTTGGTAGTCGCCGCATTAAATGCAGTGATAACCTTAGCGAATGCATTCAGAATAACCGCACCTTCTGGCAGGGTTGCAAACTGAATACCGTTGGTGGAACCCACGTTGGTATCATTGAAGTTAACGAAGGTGCTGACCGTTTGTACAACACCTAATCCTAGATCACGTCCTAATGCCATATCTAATTACCCCTATACTGAAACGTAAGTTGTTAAAACAATGGTCGCAAAATCTAGGCCGTTGAAACGCATTTTCTTCATGCCGTAAATCGTCTCCAATCCTTTGCCCTGCAGGCGACCGTAGTCGTCACTCTGGTTAATGCTCTTAAACAGATTGTCCCCATTTTTGTAGTCACCAGCGATTGCGATACCCATAGCTTGGGCACCAGCAAACACAGCGCGGCGGGTATTAGCAACAGCCAAACCAGTCGTGCTGTGAACACCACGTGTGACATAAGGAGCCTCAACCAACAAGATATTGCGGAAGGTGCCGATAACATCGGTGAAGAAAGGGTTATCCTTAATTTTCCCACCAGACATTGCTGACAACTGCAAGTCACTGTACGCAACACTATTGGCCGATTTCTCGCGCATCAAATCAGTCACCTGATCTGGGTGCAAGAACATTACATAATAAGACCCACCCAATTCTGGAATGTAAGCAGGCTTAATAGGGTTAGGGCTTAGCGTTTTAGCCCGTGCCAACAACGTGTGCAGTGGTGCCAAGGTAAGGCCAGCCGTGGTATCAGCACCAACTGCTTGGTCAGTCGTGTTGGCTGCGCCAGTACGAACGATATGGTTGGCGTCAGGAGCCAGAATTGCATTAGCACCAATGTCAGCAACCTCAGTGTTCGCCGTAAAGCCACACAAATGGTTAAAGAACACGGTATCCAACTTGTTTTTAGCCCAGTCAGCCAATGCGTAGTTAACCTCAGCATCAATATCAAATGCAGTGCGCTGACGACTGATCGGCGACCCAGTGTCTGTGGCGTAACCAAGGAGGTCTAGGCTAATATCATCGGTAAACGTGGTCAAAGATTCCTCTGACCCACGCAGAGCCGCTGTGTCGCCGACAACGCCCTTACCAACCAGCTGGCCGCGCAGTGTTACACGCACACGGTCGCCACTCTCTTTTACAGTGTCGGTTAGCAGCTGGATCAAACCATTTTGTTTTTGGTCAGATACCATAAACCTTGAAAACACCGTGCGGCGCAAAGATTCAGTAAAAAGATATTTACTCCATAATTTTACAGTCTCAGGAGCTGTAGACGAATAATTTGATCTTGCCATAACGAGTCCTTGTTGGTTGTAAAAGGTTGATTGCGTTCGATGTATAACCACTCAGTGTGGCTATCCGTCTCTCGCCCTTCCCTTACAGACTCGGCGTCAGTCGAGCACCCTTTCTTGTCAGACTCGGTGGCAGTCGGGCACCCTTTAACAGTCGGCGGCACTGTGATAGGGCAACCAAGCATGCGCTAAGCATTACTTAATAGCCCCATCTTTATGACAAATAACATATCCATACTGGATACGCAATAACAACTGTTATCCTTCCAATTGTGCCTTTAGCGCGGCCATATCTTTGAACATTGGGTGGTCTTTGTGAAGCTGATGCCCCTTAAGAGAAAACTCTAGCGGTGCGCGATCCACTATATCTTCACTGGGTGCCCCCTCACTTAGACTACTCGCAATCTCGGTCGCCTTACGAAACTTTTCAATGCGTGAAGCCTCAACTTTAGGCTCCACTGGTTTATCAGCCGCTGGTTTGGCACTGTTTGGTTCATACCCAAGGTTTTTTGCGTAATTGTAAAAGTACTCCGGTACAGACAACCCCTGTTGATAGGCTATATCCGCCATAGCGAGTGCTCTGCCTAGTGCTAGCTGGCTAACCATGTGGGGTTTTAGCTCGCGGCCGGCTGCCTTCTCTGTGGCGTAAATATCGCGCTGCATAAATGCCTCAGCAAAATTAACGGCGTCATCATAATCTGGCACAATCTGCGCGTACTCAGCTGCGTCCAGCTTGTACTGATCCATGCGGTTATTAAACTCAACCTGTTTCTGCCGTTGCTCATCCTCAACGGATAGACGGCTACTAAGTTTCTGTAGCTGCTCCTCAAGTTGCTTGGTCTTGCTGACCGTATAACCAATCGGGTCTACTTGCTCATCAATAACAGGCTGCGGATTAGCCTTAGCCAACTGCTCTTCTAATTGTCGCTGTAAACGGCCAACAAGTTCTTTAACCTTAGCAGCCTCAGCCTTGCTTTTCTCTGCCTCAGCTTGCGCCGCTTTTTTGTTTTGACGCTCCTCATGTAGTGCTCTCTTGAGTCCAGCTCCATCATCTTCAGTTGGTCGGCTTGTGACCTCAGGTGTAGCCGCTGGCTCTGGTGTTTGCTCCTCTGGAATATCCTGTGTCTGCTCACCATCGGCTAGCTCATCATCAAAAGACTCTTCAACAATGTCCGGCGTCTCTGGCTCTGGCCGCAACTGGTCTAGAACGCTAATCGATTGCTCTGACAAAGCCTTAATCATATTGCTCATTGTTTCAAATATCCACTTCTATGGCTGGGTTGGGGTTAAAGGCATTAATATCTCTTTTTCCTTAAGAGCTGTCTCGGCCATCGTTAAGCTCGCCTTAGCGATATTAAGCTGAGTTTTGGAATCTGACTCTTTTGCACTGGCCTCAGATTCTTTAGCCAATGATTGCTCAACAGGTGTTGGCGGTTTTGGCTCGGATGACTTCGCAATAAGCTCTGCCCACTCCTTACGAAGCTTGTCTGGCGCAGGGATCAGCTGAACAATGCTCGGCGGGATCGGAATGCCAGATTGCATCATGCCGGGCAAGATTTTGCTCAACGAATCCCACATAGACTCAACATTCTTGTTGTTGTCGTAGCCCTCCGTCACCTCAACATTGACCTCAAAGTCCTCATCAAGGATCGACAAGTCTGTCACCTGCTGCGCCTCTAAGTCACCAATAAGAATAAGCCGAGCCGGGTCAACATACGACTTAATCAGCTTCCAGAACGCGACACCACAGTCGTGCCTGTACCGCGTCAACGATGAGAAGAATGGCGCAAGCAGTTTCTTACCAACCTTACGCCGCTCTTGCTCCAACACCATTGCTTGTGGGTTCGTGTTAAGCCCCTGCATGTCCAGTGAAACACCACTGATCTGCGGCATGGATGACACCGCAAAACTCAACATGTCTGTTAACGATGCCGGCA